GATCTCTACTCCGAAGTGCTGACGCTGGCGACCGCGATCGTCCGGGCCGACTCCATCAACGGCACCGGAGAGATCATCCTGAAGCGCAAGGACGGCACGATCGTTCGGACGATCCAGGCGATCGCGTCGAAGCTGTTGCCTTTTATGACACGGAAGCTGGTCAAGCAGCCCGTGATGACGAGCGTGTATGGCGTCACCCGGTCGGGCGCAAGGGTGCAACTTGCAGGCCAGCTTGCCGACGCTGGTTATGCGAAGGAAGAGATCACGTTTGCGGCGTCTTATCTGGCCGTGGTGGTGGAGCGGGCTTTGGCGGGTGCGTGCCAGGGCGCGACGACGCTCATGGACTGGATCAGGCGGTGTGCGCGGACGATCGCCCTTGCCGGTCACGAGGTTGCGTGGACATCCCCGATGGGCCTGCCGGTTGTCCAAGACGCACGACGCTGGCGCACGGTTCGCATTGAAACCATACTAGGGACGCTCACCATCACGACCGACGACGAGAGCGTTCCGATTGACGTGCGGAAGCAGGTCAATTCGTCGGCGCCGGACATTGTTCACTGCATCGACGCATCCCACATGTTCGCCGTCGTCCGCGCCAGCGGACAGAAGGGCATCGACGTTGTTCCCGTCCACGACTGCTTTGCCAGTCACCTTGTCCACGGAGACGAGATTGGGTCGATCTACCGCCGCACGTTCGTCGAGCTTCACAGCGAGCCCATCATCGACAACCTCATCGCCGAATGGCGAACCAGACACCCAGACCTCGACCTGCCCGACCCCCCCGCAAGGGGCGACTTCGACGTCCGAGACGTGCTGCACGCCCCGTACTGCATCTCCTAGCTCGCTACTGACCGGCAAGAAGATGTCACCACCATCTCTCGGCAACACTTGTAAGCGACCCGCGGTGCGAGTCTATTTCACCCGCCCCATCCCGAAGGCCGGCCCACGTTCAAGGATGAACTGGGTCGGCTTTCTTCAGTGGGTGCAGCGGTCGGTGATGCGGTGCGACCTGGACCACGTTTCCGTGGCATCGCGGGGTGTTGTCCTTGATCCCCACATGCTCTGGGGTGACACCCTTTACCCAGAAATCACCTACGTCAAGGCGCACAACGCACTAGTGTGGATGTTTGAACTCCCCTGTTTAGGGAGGGGGGGCTTATGGCAACATTGCCATAAGCCCCCCCCAACACTCGCTCGTGACCCCAGAGATAAGACGCCGATCCGGGCGTTTGTGCGATGGATCACTGGTGGTCGCACCTACAGCCGTGACTGCGTAACTCGTGTGATTGCAGTGTTGAGGGAAGCTGGCGTGAACCCGCCCCGGTGGGTGGTAACGCCAGACGACTTGTACGACTGGCTCAGGTCGGAAGGATACCAGCAGCATGAAATCTGAACGATTTGATGAGCTTGTCAGGAGCTATCGCGACGAGCCCCGACCCATCACCGAGATTGGACTTTCAGCGGAGGCCATTGGTCGCGTTGCCGCGTGGCTTTTCGCGACGTTTGGCGACGTCAAGGTGGTTGTCGAGGACTTCGGCACCGAGGAGTCGCGTCTGAACCTTGCGAGGCGGTGTGGTCAGCAGGAACTCTCTGCCATGATTGCGCACGCCTATCAGCAGTCGAAGGCCGACGAGTAAAGGAGCACCATGTTCTCACCATCCACGCCAGCCCCGCCGCCCGCTCCACCCGAGCCCATCGACCCCAATATGAGCGACGACGAACTCCAGAGGGCGATCGCGTATCGGCAGAGGCTCAACCGCGAGCGTGGCGGGCGACAGTCCCTCTTCATCGAGCCGTCAGGGTCAAGGCCGGCGACGGGCCTTTCAATCCAGTAGCACATGACACCATCAATTGCCGGCGGGACGATTCGGACTCTTTGGAGTCGCGAGAACGGGCAACGCACGGCCATTCTGGATCGCATGCGTCAGTGTGCGGCACTGACGGACCCGACCCTTATTCCGTTCGAGGGGCAGACTCCCGATCAGGTGCTCCCGACGAGCTTCCAGTCACTTGGCTCGTACGGCCTCAGCAGCCTTGAAGGAAAGAGCCTTGCGGCCCTGTGGGGTGGTCCTTGGTTCCGCTATCTCCCAGCCGCGTCCATCCGGCACAGCAGCAGCGTCAATCCGGCAGACTTGCAGGAGCTTGAACAGCAGCTTTTCATGCGCGAGCTAACGATGCTCGCGACGCTGGAATCGGCACCGTATCGCCGGGACGTTGGGGCCTTTGACGCCGCTCCACGCCGCAAGTCCGGGTTCAAGAGCCGTAAGCGAGTGGCGTTGTCCTACGTGTTCGCCTGCGGCGACGTGCTGGAACAACTCACCGACGACTATCGGATCAAGGTGTTCCGGCCCGACCAGTACACCACGCTGCGGGACTCGTGCGGCGACGTGCTCCACCATTGCGTTCGGGAGAGGATCGACGTGGCGAGCCTGCCAAAAGAGGCTATCGCCAAGGCGAATCTTGGCGACATCGCCAACATGGGCACTCCGGTCGCGGAGCGCATGAAGGATCTCTACACGCTGATTGAGTGGTCCCCCTTCACGAAGAAGTGGGTCATCACTCAGGAAGTCAACAACGTCGAGATCGTCACGAGCGAAGAACCGGTATCGCCCTACTTTGCAACCCCCTACAAGCTGGTTTCCGGCGAGAACTACGGGCGAGGCAAGGTCGAGGAATTGCTTGCCGACCTCCAGAGCTTCGACAATCTCCGCGAGCGTCTACTTGACTATGCCCACGCTTGCAGCCACTTCACGGTGGTCAAGAACTACGGGTCGCAGGTCCGCGACCAGGATCTTGCTGGTCCGAGTGGCAAGATCATGTTTGGCAGCGTACAGGGCGGTCAGGTTCAGGACATTGCCTACCTCAACACCAACAAGCTCAACGACTTCAACGTCTGCTTCCAGACGATGGAGACGATCCGCCGCGACCTTGGCCGCGCGTTCCTCATCGAGGGTGAGACAACCCCGAGGGGCGAGCGAGTCACGGCCTATCAAGTCTCTCGTGTCGCGTTGGAGTTGGAGCAGGGGCTTGGCGGTGCGTACAGCAGCATCTCCGACTACCAGCAGGTTCCGCTCATTGAGCGGCTTGAATACCAGATGGTTCGGGACGGCGTACTGACCAAACTGCCGAAGGGAAGCACGGAAGTCTCCGTACTGACTGGCCTCGCGGCGATCGAGGCTTCCAACCGTGCCGGCGCGATTCTCGAATACGCACAGGTGGTCGCCTCATTGGGCCCGGAGGCGATCCGGCGAATCGACATGGGCGTGCTGGCCGACGTGCTGGCAAGGTTCAGCCGCATTCAGGAGCCGGGCCTTATCAAGACACGAGAGCAGCTTGAAGACGAGCAGCGGCAGGCGATGAGCATGCAGCAAGCGATGCTCGCTAATGAGAAGGCCACGGAAGTCATCGGCAACGTCGCGCAGGCGGCACTTTCGCCGACAGGTTGACACTAGAGGATCACATGGCAGACCCCAACGCAGTCGCAGATGGATCAGCAGTAAAGACGGATCCCGCATCGACGCAACCACCGGCCGAACGTGTCTACGCGGGAAAGTACAAGAACCCCGACGAGCTTGAAAAGGGCTACATCGAGCTTCAGAAGAAGATCGGTCAACCCAAGGCTCCGGCTCCCGATGGTGACACCCTCAAACTCGGCGACGTTGCCGTTGACGAGATCCCCGACACAGCCGACGTCGGGGCGATTCTTGAACGGGCGGGCTTGAAGCCCGAGGACGTCTCCAAGTCCTTCGCCGAGACTGGCAAGCTGAGTGACGAGCAGTACAAGGCGATCAAGGCGAAGCTGGGGCTTCCCAGGGCGGCGGTCGACCAGTTCCTTGAAGGCCAGCAGGCCCAGATCACGGTCAGGGCTCAGGCCCAGCAACGCATCAAGACCGAGGCGGCGGCGATCGTTGGCGGCGAAGCGGAGCTAACCAACTTGCTGGCGAACGCCAAGAGCTTTGTCCCCGCCGACGAGATCGAGGACATCAACGCGCGGCTTGGAGATCCCAAGCGGTTCAAGGGTGCCCTTCGCGACGTGCTGGAGTATCGCAAGGCCAGCGTCGGGGCCGGGAAGTCGGCCCCGCTCGTGAGCGGCGAGTCCTCGCGAAGCACTGGCGGCGAAGTGTTCAAGACGCAGCAGGAAATGCTCAACGCAATGGCCGAATCAACCAAGAGGTACGGAAACTGGAGTGCTGACGCGGACCTCCTCAGCCGCATCGCAGCAACCCAGAAGGTCAATCCCAAGATCACTCGCGCTTGGTAAGGAAGCTCAATGCCCACGCTCACAAAGAACCAGAAGTTTCAACTCGGTCAGATGAACGCCACCTTCAGGTCCGTCGCGGGGTGGGTGAAGAACGACAAGGACGAGCAAGAACAGAGAATCACAGTCTCGGTGGTTGACATCGAGAGTGGAGCCCTCATCAGCGAGGCCACCAACATCGAGGAGCAGGGTGCGATCGACGCCGCAATCGAGAAGGCTCGACTGAGCGGCGGGTTCCCGGTTGCCTACGTCGACGAAGAGACTCGCCTGCGGGCCAAGGTCGACGAACAGGCACAGCAGCTTGCCGAGCTTTCCGGAATGGTGAAGCAGTTGCTTTCACCGCCACAGCAGCCCGCCAAGACCAAGAACGATTCAAGCAAGAACGAACCCAAGTAATCCATTCGCGGCGCGTGTGCGCCGCATTCTTCCAACTCAACCAAGCTGAGCCTCACGCAGCGGACACCTCCTTCGGGAGCCCGCGAGCGGGGACACCTCACGCGCGGACTGAGTGAGATCGCTCACTTTCCACGGAGGTGATCCATGTCAGTGAATGTTGCCATGCCATTGGGTGTGGGTAGCGATCAGCGCTCCCTCACCTACACCGCTCTTGAACCGACGATGCTCGAAGCGTTCAAGAGGCACAACTACCTGTTCGACAACGCCATGATCCCCATGAAGCAGTTGGCGGTCGGCTCGACCAGCCACGACTTCCCGATCTTCGGTTCCAGCCCCGAGGATGCTCAGCACCACGTCAAGGGCTCGTTCATCGAGGGCGACACCCTGGTGAACAGTAAGTACAACGTCGGGCTCGACCGCATGCTTGTCAAGGCGGTCAAGATTGACTGGGAAGACGCCGAGATTCCGCCGTGGGATGCCGTCGCCCCAATCGCCCGCGAATGCGCACGCAAGGTCGCCGAGATCATCAACAACCGCGCGTGGCGTCTTCTCGCTCTTGCGGCTCGTGCTGCGGCGGTCACTGATGTTCACTTTGGCGGCAACGTCGTCGAACGTGCTGGAGTAACCAGCCTGACCGATGCGTACCCGATTAGCTCGACCGGCGCCGACCGATTCGAGCAGGACGCAGGAACGCTCGCGGCTCAGATGGATGCCGACTTCATCCCGACCGAGGGCCGCAGGCTGTTCATCGACAGCCACATTCGCAACGTGCTGATGTACTCAAGCCGTCTTATGAACCGAGACTACACGAGCGAGGCGAACGGGAGCATCAGCGACCGTCGCATCGGTCGGCTCCAGGGCTTCGACGTCTACGTTGTCGAGCAGCAGCTTCCCAGCACCAACATCACCAGTGCGACCGAGCCGCTCACCAAGTATCAGGGCGACTTCTCGCGTACCGGCGTTCGCCAGCCCGTCGCGCTTGCGATGTATTCGCAGGGCGGCTCTGGCGAGTACGACGCGGGCATGGGCCCCATTGCCGGCGTCAAGCTCGGCGGCATGCGCAACATCGTCCACTGGGATGAGAACCGCATGGTCTGGGTTGTCAAGTCGAGCGTCTCGGTCGGCCTTGGCCTTGGCTCTGTCTGGACCGCCGGCGAGATCGGTATCGCCGACTAATCGCGTCTCTCTCATCACTTCGCACAAAGACCCGGGGCCGACAAGCCCCGGGCAGTTTTTAGGAGCATCACATGGGCGCCAACACAGGCACCGGATACGTGGACGAAAAGCGCGGCAGTGTCCGTGCGACCGACGTGGGCAACTACAACCCCGTGCGAGCCACGGGCGAACCCGACTTTGACAAGACCGACTATCTCACCGTCCGCATCAACGACACCGCCCGTGGTGTTGAGATCCGTGCGGCCAACAACAACGAGGCTGTCGGCACCACGCTCACGGTCAGCGGCGGCGACGCCCTGAGCGGCAACAGCGCGGGCGGCAACCTCAATCTCACTGGCGGCGCCAAGGCCGGCACGGGCCTGGGTGGTGAGGTTCTGTTCAACGGCGGCAACCCCATCGCGGCGGCGTGGGCTTTCCCCGTGTCTCCCGTCGACGGCATCTTCTACATCGCGCCTTGCAAGATGCGCGTCAAGGCGGTCACGTTCCGTCCGACCGCTACGGCGGCGGGTGCGACTGCGGTTGTGAAGAAGGCCGCAAGCGGCACCGCGATCGCATCGGGCACGGCACTTCACTCCAACAACCTGACCCTCGACGGTACGGCTCACACCAATCAGGCTGGCACCCTTTCAACCACGGCGGCAGACCTCGAAATCGCTGCGGGCGACGCCATCGGCGTTGACTTCGCCGGCACGACGACCAACGCCACCGGCG